TTAAAAATTAAACAGCCATTAGCTGTGAAAGAAGCGGACGTCCAACTCGTATTAGCAAAATCACAAACCGCTGTATCACTATCCAACACAGGAGTTACACTTGTTAGAGCGTTTCCTTTAGCTGTATAGCCGCCAGTAGTCGCGAGTTCTTCTGAAGTTGTGTAAACAGTTGTAGATTTATTTAAAGTTGCATCACTGTCATAGAGTGCCAAGTTAAAAGTATTGCCTGAAGAAGCAGTGAAATTATGTTCAGCTTCTAAAATTTCTTGTTTAAAACTGTTACAAACTGCTGATGTTATTGCCATATTTATCTCCTAGTTTACGGATTTGGTGACTGAATGGGTATCCGAATTGTTCCATCCGTATAATCATCTCGTCTCCGTCTTCCAATTTGCTCCGCAGCAAATTTCTCTAATTCCTGTTTATACCTATTTTCATATAGTGTCAACATGTCCATTGGACCTTTTAAAAAGCCATAGGCCTCTATTAGGCAAGCATATAAAAGGCCTGCTGGAAAATATTGACTAAGATAGGTAGTAGTATTACCCGAGCTTAAACCCGTAGGTTTAGCATTAAAATGAACTTTAAAAGCATAATTTGCATCTGGAACAGGGGCAACCATCATACGTCCTGAAGTCGTATCCGTAGTTCCCGTAGCTCCTCCAAACATAGCATAATATTTAGGGGCTCCGGTATCTGTCTCAGCAGGAATATATTCCTGTAAATAAGTCCTATCTTTTTTTTCTAACCAGGTATTTGTGCCTGTCGTGACCGACGTAGATGTATAAACCTGCATTCCTCTTACAAATAAGCATCCTGCAGGAGCATTAATAGTCGATTGCGCTGCAACTAAATTTCCAGTTTGAGCTTTTCGATCTGCATCAATAGGGCAATCTCTCATTATTCTATATTCTGCAGCTTCAATAAATTGATTAGTAATAGTAGCAGTAAGAACGTTGGTTCCTACTTCAGTATAACTTCCAATTGCTGTGGTTAATGTTGCGTAAGTAAATCCTGCCATTATGCTCTAGCGTTAACCGGACCTGCAAAGATCGGGAAGCCTCCTCCTGTTTCAGTTGTACTAGCTGCAGAAGCCAATGTAAAGGTGTAGCTATCTGCATCCACTTTAGTAATTGAATAAGATCCTCTGACTTGAACACCGGAACTATGCGCCGATGCCGTTGTAGTAAGAGGAGTTAAATTATAAGTCGGAGCGGATGAACCTCTAGTTAAACCCGTTAAATCATTACTTGATTTACCTGTATATTTAATAGTTTCACTATCGTTAGCTCCTGGATTAACTACAATATAACCTGAGGTTGGAAAAGCAGATGCATCTGATAAAGTTAAAGTCGTAGCCGAATCAGTAAGATCAGAAGCAAGAGTGGTTTCTAACATAAAAATAATTGGAGAAACTCCTCCTACATAAGAAACAACACTTCTAAATCTCACTGCATCCCCAGTTGATCGACCATGGTTCGGGTCATTAACCGTAACGGTAGTAGAACCTGCTGTGGATAAAGGATTATTAGGTAAAATTGTAGGTGTATAAAATTCAGTTCTTGCAGGGCGCGCTCTTTGTACTGCTTGAGGATCCGCTCCTACGGGCTTAGGCTGAATCAATGGAGATTTTGGTTCATATTCTGAAATATGTACCCAGGCTCCAGTCCATTCTCTCACCATTTCTAAATAAGGGAAAGCCTGACCGGATCGATCTGAAATTGATAATGCGTGTTGTCCTCTTGCAAATTTAGCCATTAGACGCTCGGATAATAAGTTTTAGGGGTTATATAAGTACTCGATGGCGAACCATCTTCTGCTAATGCTCTTTGTAATTCATCTTCATAATAAAGTTTCATTTGTTGTGATAATTCAGGATTATATTTTTGACTTAAATAAAAAGATAGCCCTGCTACCATACAAGGAACAAAACGATAAGGAACATCTCCTACGTTAGTAAAAGCTCCCACATCTTTAATTCTTTTAATATAATTATAATTTATAGTGTGACCATTCTGAGTTGAACTCGGAGTCAAATAAATGGTCATGGTTACTCGATCAATAAATCTCTGTACCCAATACTGAGAAGGAGTTCCCGTTGCTGTTTTATTAGATAAAGCTTGGTAAGTAGATCGATCAATTTTAGTGAGCGGTGCATCTACACTAGATGCATTTCTATAAGAGGCTTCTAATATATCTGCTGCCCCATAGATAGCTGTTGCATCAGAAGTACCATCTCCTGTAGATCTATAAATAATATATTCATTTTGATCTGTAACCAAGGTAAAACTAGAATTGGCTACTTCCCAATAGTGTAAACCTCTATTACCCCATTCTTGAAAAAGAATGTTTAAAGATCGTTTTGCTGTTTTTAATTGATAGCCCGAAGTCGCTTGCAGACCAATACGTTCGTATGCGTCTTCAATAACTTCATCAATAGCAAACGTCTTTTCAAAGGTGTTTGTAGTAGCAATAGCCATATACTACCTCCCCTAACCGTAAAAGAATGTAACTTTATTTATAGTAGTTAAAGTTGCTTTTCCACTGGTTAAACATCTCAAACCTGTGCCTGGAAATTGAAGATATTCCGCATGCGGTGAACTTGACCCATCTGGTGTATTTAACGTACACAGACTTGTCGCATTATCTAAAATTTCAATCGTACCAGCTCCTGCAGTCGCGTCATAATAAACTCCAAGAATTCTACAAGGTCCCGCAAAAATAGTACCTGTAGAGGTAAGATTTGTAGATTTTATATCTACTGGATATGTACTCATATTTTCTCCTTAGTCGTGAGCTCCCGAAGGAGCTCACATTATTTATTTATTACGCGTCCGCAAATGGTGTGACTATAGTAGCTGTTCCTTTTAATAAAGAATTATGCACTAAGTACGCATCATCATCTATCGCTGTAATACTAAGAATACTACCTACGAGACCACCTTTAGTCCCACCGTTCATAGTGATTACATCGTTACTTGCTGCTGGAAAGAAAGCTTTTTTCGCGCCATCATCTATAGCAGTAAGAATTGCACCAACAAATTTGTCAGTTCCATCAGTTACAATATCCATATCAGTGGCTGCTGTTTCAACATAAAAGTTAAAAGTTGCACCAATATTGTTAAGATTATTGTAGTCGGTATCACCGGCTACAGCACTGTTTGCATTTACATTAATTGTAGGTAATGTAAATACTCCATCCGCGTCGTTTGTAAGTAAAAGTCTACCTGCATGAGCAGCAACTGTTAAAGTTGTGTCAGCAGTTAAGCTTACAGTCATACCAGGACCTGTATTTATAAATCCATTCTTCGAATAGACTGGTCCCGAAAATGTAGTTTTTGCCATAATTATAATCCTCCTAGTTTATGTAGATCTAGTCTCTAGGCCGTCGACTATACGCGTCTAGATCTAATTAATAATTGTATAGTAATTCATCTATACCCCAAATTTTCATTTGGCGCAAGGTATCCCCTCAACAATGTGTGATTTTGGTGATAGCGCTTAAGTGGCTATTGAAACTTCAGACTTGGCGTCGTGTATTTTGGTTTGAAGAGTATCTTCTTCAAACTCTCTGGCAATGATCTCTTTAATAACATCCTGAATCTGTTTATTAATTTCAATCATCCTGATATTATGCTTGCCGTCCTTCAGGTGCTCGTGTTGCCATTCTAACTCCAAGGACTTCTTCGTAATGTACAGGTCTTCGGTCATTGTTAACCTCCTCATAGGTTATCCATTTACCAGTCTTACTGGTAAATCCATCAGACTCGAACTTTACCTCATTTTTTCCCAGTTTGTCAAGGATTGATTTTTCGATACTTTCCTTAGTATCTTCAGCCATAACATTAAAATCAGTGTAATAACCTTTCCAGCGAATCTGTATTCGGAAGTTTTTCATATGAGAATTTCTTACTGTATAGTCGAAATGAGGCGACTTTGTGGCCGCCTCACTTCTAATTTATTGATTAAGCACCTTCAACGCCATAGATACCTCTAGGGTCGGATACTCCAAACGAGTATCTTTCTCTAGCTTTGTATCTTACGTTTCCAGTTGAGAAATCACCTTCCATTTTAGTTTGGATAGGTAATCTATCGAAATGTTTCATTCCGTTAGGAAC